TTTCCGCTATGTGCTTGACTGACACTATGATGTTATGATTATCTGCCTCGATTTTATACTTGTTTCCGATTAACAATGCCATTTTACCCTCCCTCATATTGTGCCCGATTTTCTTCCCATCCAATTTTGTACCCTAACAGGTAAGCTTGCGAAATAATACTATCGGGGTTGTTTTTTACCAGGTCTAAAATCCATTCCTCATTAAGCTCTGTCATTATTTACCCTCCTTTATCAGTTTACTTTTAACTATTTCTTGACAATAATAGTTTTTTTATAATCTGCATATTCTTTTACCTCGTTTGGTTGTATAGCCATTATCAAATTATCAGGCCAACGTTTTATTCTAGATCTGATTCGGTCTGTAAATTCGTCAAACCCGCAATTTGTTGTTATAACTGTCGGTAATCTATTTATACAGCGGTAATCTATGATTGTTTCTAGTTTTTCAATCGCCCAGGCCGTGCGAACTTCAGCGCCCAGGTCGTCAAGGCCTAATAGTCCGACTTTTTGAAAGAAGTTAAACCTGGAATCATAAGAATGATCATCTTTATTCTGGAACCCGGCCCGTAGTTCATCCAAAAGAAGTGGGACAAAGGCATATTTGGCTGATACACCCTTAGCCATAAAAGCTCTGCAAATAGCAATTAGTAAATGGGTTTTCCCTCGATCAACATCTGAAGCAAGGTACAAAAGGTTAACTTTACCGTCTACCAAATCCCGCGCGCCCTGCAACCATAATTTAAGTTTAGGGTTATAGGCTTTAAAATTATCCAGCGACATACTTTCACTGGCTTCCGGAAGCTCACAATATTTTGAAAACCGGACCTGCATTTCTTTTTCCCGCTGAATCTTCATGCATTCACAATCGATCACCTGAGAGTAATCCGGCTGTCCATCCTCTTTACGTGGATAAACCACGCCGGCATCGAAACAAATCTTGCAATTATAAGTTGTCATAGGTTGAGAGGTCGTGTTTTGGACTGATTTGTTGAGGTCGATTCCCCATTTTCGCTCTATTATCGATTTTATTGACTCCATGTCCATTACCTCCGTTATTATTGTTTTTCAAAGTAAATAAACCTTTCCAACTATTTTTGATTGACTGCTTTAAAACATCATTTGGGTCATTTCCTTCAATCCGCAACCTTTCAAGGTCTTTTATTAAAAGTTCCTTTGCCTTATCAGTCGGTACCGCTTTTTGTTTTTTTCGAACCTCAAGAAAACATTCCCATAAATTAACATCAATAAAATCAGGCAATATATATATATCTTTTGTAATAGTTTCTTTTGTAATAGTTTCTTTTTTCTTTTGTGTGATTCGTGGGCTGGTAACTTTTGTTGCCAATACTGGTAACTTTGGTTGCGTATCTGGTAACTTTGGTTGCGTATCTGGTAACTTTTTTTCAATATATTTGTTGCCAATACTGGTAACTTTGGTTGCCAATACTGGTAACTTTTCCCACTGCTCCCAATCTTTCTGGATACCTATAAATTTACCTGACCTGGTTATTATTTTCTTTTTTATTAAAAGCTTTATTGACCTTGATACGTGAGACTTATGGATACCAGTTCCCTCTACTATTTGTGAGTTAGTAATATAATCCTCTTTTTTATGATATCCGTAGGTTTTTCGGATAATAAAAAACAGAACTTGCCATAAATTAGGTGATAGGTGTAACCTAACTATCTGTTCTAAGAGTTCATTGGCAATAGAAGTATACCCATCTTCGAGTTGAGGTTTGGCCATATTATCGCGCCTTGTATTGTTCTATAAGCCGTTTAACAATATCTTCATATGTATCGCATTTATCCCCGAGTTTATCAAGTTTAGCTTTTGTCTCATAAGTTATTCTTATTGTTGTAGTTTCTAAATCCGACATATTATACCTCTTTTTAGCATATACTTTGTACTACGTGTAGATTTTAGTCTTATTAATCTACATTGTCAATATATCTTTAAAAATCTTCATAACTACTATTTGCCCTATTTTATATTTAGGTTTATTTTCCATTGTCTACACCTCCTTTACTCTCGTTGTCCACTGGACAAGAGTGATATTTTCAGCACATCCTGTATTTAATTTTAAATCCGGCCCAATCTGCGGCTATAGATTCGCACCCAATACCACTAAAAAGGCTCATGTGAGTGAGTTCATTCATAAACCACCTCTAACCCGATCTCTTTTGCTAAACTCAGCTCAGCACTTGCGCCCTCTGATTCCTCCCAATTTTTGAGAATATAGATAATGTCGCATCGTTTCAGTATCTCCAGATCACCCTCTAAAAAGTAATCGTCCGGACACTCCCCGTCCATTCTGGCGCTATTCATGTGCGGACATATTACGGCATAACCTTGTTGCCAAAGTTTAATAGCTGCGCGCCTGGCCATGATGATATTGTGTTCAACATTTCCCCGATACGGGCCTGAGATAAAAACTACCTGTTTCATAATCCCACATCCAAATCATCTATTCCCTCAAATTGGTGTTGCTCGGCTGACTCACTCATTGATTGTAAGTTCATTTTGGTTTGTCTAAAATAAGTTTCTTTGAGTTCAATCCCAATACCGCGCCTCTCGAGTTTAACCGCCGAGTAAACCTCAGAACCTACTCCCATAAACGGGGTCAATACATTTTCCCCAGGATTAGACCAAAGTATAATACATCGGTCAATTACATCTAATTGCAATGGGTGTACGTGTTTTTCGTCTTGCTCGTCTCTAGATTCCCTGAAAGGCAAAACCCTATCGATACGAATATCATCCCAAAATGCTGAGGCATATTGTCGCCATATCCAATGAGAGTACCTATTTTCTATTTGATTTCCTTTCCAACCTTTGTATTGATAAAGTTCACTCGGTATCGGCCGTGATCCAGCATAATGCAGTAATCCTTCCGGATGAGTTATAGGTATTGGATTTTCTCCTTTTTTACGGAATACCAGAAGATAATCAGCGGAAGCCACGCCACACCTCGAGCTATCATCGACTATTGTTTTATGAGCTAATCGCTTAGCCATTGTTCGATTTCGGACCCCCAGAGGTTCTTTCCAAACTGCATAACGGGCCGTATATTCAAAACCAATCCTCTCATGCAGACGAATAATATCGCCCGGGAAGTCAGTTAAATGATCCAATCCAGAATTACCTGAAGGAACATCCATACAATGCACGGCGGCCATGCGCCCAGGTATGGTTAAACGATAAATCTCTTTTACCACAAATTCATAATGCTGAAAAAATTCATTATAGCTACGACTATTAGATAAATCCCGTTCTGAGCTGGAATAATGATATAACCCAGCAAACGGCGGAGAGTAAATCGATAAATGTATTGATTTATCTGGGAATTGTGGCATTACCTCAAGACAATCCCCCTGGTATATTGCATATTTATCCGTAATATTTTCTATTTCGATAACCAATTTGGAACCTCCACTTTATTAATTTTGTAACTATTACGATCAATTTTTAATGATTCATTCATAAATCTAACCAGATCAGTAAACATACGGTCGGCAGCTAATGATTTTCTTTTGAGATTTTCAATAATCCTTTCCTCACTATCAGTCCGTACCATGTCAACTACTACGGGTTGCGTTTGACCGAATCTCCAGCAGCGCCTTACAGCCTGGTAGTATTGCTCATAGGAATGGGATGCAAAATATACAACATGGGCACAGTGTTGCCAATTTAGACCAAAAGCTCCGATCCTAGGCTTAATAATCAGTACCCTTAACTGTCCAGTGCGGAAAGCCTCAAAACGTTCCTCTTTCACCTCGTCGGAATCGGATCCGCTAATTTGTTTAGAGTCCGGTATCATGGATTTCAGGGTATTCCCCTCGTCGTTAAGATGACACCATAACACAGCCGGTTTATCGTGTTTAACCAATTGTGCGGCGGCCTCGCAGCGTTCAAGAATAGTTCGTCTTTTGACTTCCCTTTCCTCAGCCAACCCAACGGCGGTAACATCAAAAAGCATATTAGCGCGGGGTAGTTTGGCCTTGACTATTGTTTCCCGTTCGATCATTTCAGGTAAGATAAACTTACCGTCATCTAATCCCAGGTCTGAAGGTTTACGAACGGCACGAGCCCATGAACAAACCCATCGCCAGAAAGCGGTCTCAGCATGACCCTTAAAACGCCAACCATCTACCGCCTGATTGTAAAATCTCCCAGGTCTTCTAAGTTTTGATGTATGTTCCTTGTTCGTAAAATAACGACTGAGCATATCCATGTAACCCAATTCGCCCAACGACTCAGAGGATGTACCAAGTTCAATATAATCATTCGGGGCCGCGGTAGCTGTACAAAGTAAACGATAAGGGACACGCCTCATAAATTCTGTTATTTGAGCTTTAAACGCGCCGTCAAAGTTTTTCAAGATGCTTGACTCATCACAGCAAACCCCGCCAAAATCATTTGGATTAAAATAATGTAATCGCTCGTAATTTGTTACCACGATGTGTTTTCCAATTTGACCGTCTAGTGATCTTTTAACCTCAATACCAAACTTCTCACCCTCTCGGACTGTCTGCATACCAACTGCGAGCGGAGCCAGAATTAAAACCGGCTTATTAGTAAACCGGACTACATTTTCCCCCCAGACTAACTGCATCGGAGTTTTACCCAGACCACAATCAGCAAATATTCCTGACTTGCCTTTCTTAATTGACCAACAAACCAAATATTTCTGAAAATCGAACAGGAAATCAGGAATATATAAAGGCTTAAATCCTTCCATGTTGCCTAATTGCGCTTTACTCTCTAAAAATTTGTGATAATCCAATATTCTCTCTCCTTACCGGAGTCCTGGCGCTCCGGTTATGTCCCTGCTCAAACTAATGTTATTCTTTTTTGTTTCCCTTGATTATTTTTAGCCGTTCCCGATTTACCAGGATACGGTACCGAGCTATGCAAGGCTTATTTTACGTACTGATTTTATTTTTAGCCCTTGCCATAACCATCACCATAACCATCACCAGAACCATAACCAGAACCATAACCATAACCATAACCATCACCAGAACCAGAACCATCACCAGAACCAGGACCAGAACCATAACCATAACCATCACCATAACCATCACCAGAACCAGAACCATCACCATCACCATAACCATCACCAGAACCATAACCAGAACCATAACCATAACCATCACCAGATTTTACATTTTCCATATTGAAACTTCCTCAATACTTTTTTGTGCTTTTTCCGTGCAAGGAATTATTTCTATCGCCTGTAATAATGTTACGATATCAACTGCTTCAG